ATGTTATTCAAAAATATCGCTATTGCAACTGCTATTGCTGCTTCTTTAACTTTCGTTGGCTGTGCTAAAAAAGCTGAAGAATCTGCTGCTGACGCTAACGCTGCTGCTGCTGACGCAACTGCTGCTGCTACTGAAGCTGAAGCTGCTGCTGACGCTGCTGCTGCTACAACTGAAGGTACTGACGCTGCTGCCGACCAAGCTGCTGACGCTGCTGCTACTGCATCTGACGCTGCGACTGACGCTGCTGCTGCTGCGACTGACGCTGCTGAAACTGCAACTGACGCTGCTGCTGCACCTGCTGCTGACGCTCCAGCTGAAGAAGCTGCTCACTAATCAGTTTACTGATCATGTGAAAAAAGGAGAGCCATTGGCTCTCTTTTTTTATGCCTCAACATTTTCTCATTTCAATTTTGTTTAATCATCTGTACCATGCTTTTTTATACGTCATTTTGGTGCATTTCCTTCCAAACTTACAATTTGTTTTAATTTTAATAATAAGTTGGTGCATTTTTTGCTTTATTTTAGCTCATATTTTGTGATGGTTTGATCTAATCACTCACTTTCCGTAATCTTTAACTACTTTGGTGCAATTCCAATGTGTTGTGTGATGCATTATTTATTTTTGCACCAATGTTGAGCAATTTATGCAAAATCTCAATTTATTCTTTTTACTCATGGGCGCAGTATTGGTTTTGGCCATGCATGCAGGATTTGCCTTTTTAGAACTAGGAACGGTTCGACATAAAAATCAGGTCAATGCACTCAGCAAAATCTTAACTGATTTTGCCATTTCCTCGATTGCCTATTTATTCGTGGGCTACTACATTGCTTATGGTCTACACTTTTTCCATACCGCAACTGCGTTGACAGAAAATCATGGTTTCAATTTGATGCGGTGTTTTTTCCTATTGACGTTTGCGGCTGCGATTCCTGCGATTGTCTCAGGTGGTATCGCAGAGCGAGCGAAGATGCGTCCGCAAGCGATTGCAACCTTGTTATTAGTGGCTTTGGTCTATCCTTTTTTTGAAGGCATTGTTTGGAATGGCAATCTCGGGCTACAAACATGGTTGGAGCATACTTTTGGTGCTGCATTTCATGACTTCGCAGGGTCGATCGTCGTGCATGCGATGGGCGGTTGGATAGCATTTGCTGCTGTTATTTTGCTTGGCGCACGTTCTGGACGTTATAAAAAGGATGGGCGTGTCGCTGCACATCCGCCGTCATCCATTCCCTTTTTGGCGTTAGGTTCTTGGATCTTGATTGTCGGTTGGTTTGGTTTCAATGTCATGAGCGCTCAACGTGTTGAAGCCATCTCTGGCTTAGTGGCAATCAATTCTTTGATGGCAATGGTTGGCGGTACGTTAAGCGCAAACTTTGTCGGTCGGAATGACCCTGGATTTTTGCATAATGGACCACTGGCAGGCTTGGTGGCGATCTGTGCTGGCTCGGATATTGTGCATCCGATTGGTGCATTAATCATCGGCGTCGTTGCAGGGGCGATATTTGTCAAACTATTCACTTATACCCAAAACAAACTCAAAGTCGATGACGTACTTGGGGTTTGGCCTTTACATGGCGTTTGCGGATTGTTTGGTGGTTTGGCTGTGGGGATTTTAGGTCAACAGTATTTTGGTGGCTTAGGTGGTGTGAGTATGATGTCGCAAATTATTGGCTCTACCCTAGCCGTGGTGTTTGCACTTGCTGGTGGTTTTGCTGTCTATGGTCTACTCAAAGTCACGATGGGACTTAGACTATCAGAAGAAGATGAATTTCAAGGTGCAGACTTGTCGATTCATAAAATTTCCGCCAACTCCGAAGATGCGATGTTTTGATATTCAGTAAGCGGATTATCCATTTTTAACCGCTTGATTTAACTTTGGGCAGTTAATTTTTCGGCGCTTGTTTTTTACAGTTAACTTGTTTAAGATGAGCGCCGATTGATCTTTTGATAATTACGCAACTGGATGTTGTAATAGTATCTTGTTGTCAGAAAAAGTAATTATTTTTGATGAAAAATCAGGGCCTATAGCTCAGTTGGTTAGAGCAGCGGACTCATAATTAGAGAATCTATACCCTATTTTCGCAATACCACACAATATTCCGCAATAAATACAACAACTAACACTATATTTTAACTGCGTTTTCCCTCAATTTCGCAATACGCTACGATACGCAAAAACACACCACAGCATATCTACTGCCTACTCAGCGCCTACTTTGAATATTTAGAGCAAATTAATGCTATTTTACTAGAGCGTGAGAGACTCGAACTCTCCAAGCTATCATTTATTTTCAGACAACAGAATCAATCGGTGGCGGGTGTATCGGTCACAGCCCTACATCATCCTCGCTATCTTCTTCTTGCAAACTTTTGACCGCTTTAATCTCACTAGAAAAACCCACAGTTTTATCAATATTGTGATCAACTTGATCAATAATCCATGTGCCGTCAATGCCATCCCGAAAAAGTGAAGCAGTTAATGGAAGCTCAGCCGACAAATATGGATCACCCACTTTCGTAATTTCTAACGTATTCTCACCACGTGCAGAGCGGTCAAACTCCGCCTGCGCACCAGCACGTGCGCTTTCTTCATCTTGATATTGATGGCGCAGTTTTCGCACAGGCTCACCACTACCGATGATGACCTCATGTTTTTTGGCTTTCTTTTTCTCGTACCAGTGTGCAATCACAGACTTGACGCTATTTGATGCACTACTCACCATGCGCCAGCGTGTGCATTGATAGCGATTGATTTCGATCGGTGTAAAATCAGATTCGCCACGTTTAATGAACAGCAGTTTTCCGCCTGCGGGCTTGCATACCGCATCATATCGCTTCGATAGTCTGAGTAAAAATGAAATGTCAGATTCATCAGACTGATCGAAATGTGGCAGTACCACCGCTTTTAGTGTGTCGCTAATCTGCGCAGTCAAACCATGCTCTAAAGCCACCGCACTCACCACATTTTCGATAGTTTTGCCCGCTTGCCAAGAACGAGTTTTTTGTGATGAGATCGAGAGCATCCCTTTTTTGCTATCGACTTGTATTGACGCACGGGCACGTATCAACATGCGATCTGGTGGCCCTTCGACTTCGACTTCATCCACTACAAATAAGCCCATATCCACCACTTCACCATCGTACCCCATGCCGATGCGTAACTCCGCCCCTTTTTCGGGCATTGCGATCGGATTGGCAGGGTCATCAGATAGCGAAATCTCGCACAGATCAGCCTCAAAGCCAACTTTGTCTGTGATCTTGATGTATTCGTACTTGCTTGCAATGATAGAAGTAATATCCGTATCATTCGCAGTCACAGTAAAACACGGTTGAATACCCATTTTCTATTCCGCACCTAATCCCAAAGTTTTACACGCTTGCTCGTCGATTTTGCTGTCGTCGTTTGCTCAGGTAGCGTGATTAGCAAGCCCGCTGGCAATATTGCGCCGTGATCGGCAAGAAAGCGATTCGCTTCCAGCACTTTTTCAACGACACGATTATCAGTATGCCCGTAATATTGATATGCAATGTAGCTCACTGTGTCGCCGTCTTTTGTTCGATACTCTGCCATTAAAAATCCGCCATTAAATATTCACCGCATTGATTAAGCTGTTGACCAAACTCAGTTGCCCGATGTCGTCCGAATATTTACGCATATTGACTGTGAATTCTTGGCGACGTGGTACGCCGAACGCAGCAAAATACGATTGCCCCTCATCGATTTGATTAATGACCCATAAGCCCAAAATCCGCCCTGTCCCAGATACCAAGATTTGCGGTTGTCCAAGTGATGCCAGCGCACGCAATTGATCAATCTGCCCTGTTCCGCCCTTAAATTCAGGAAACACCACACCCGTCAGCGTTTGCGTATCTTGCCCAGGTCCGAGGTATTGCAGATTATCCCAACCGCCGAAAACAGCTTGCTCGCCCCATTGATACGAGGTGCTTCGGTTTAATTCTTGGTATGCAGCAGTGTAGATGCCGAACTTAAACGTACCGAGGCGCATCATTGTTAAAAAACTACCGTAGATTTGACCGTCCATTACTGACTATACCCCGAATCTAACATGGAGCTACGTTGTGACACGCCGTTTGCTCGATTTAATTTTTGCATCACCATGTCTGCGATCTGATTTGGATTTTGGTTCGGCTGTGTATTGATCGTGAATGAATTGCTGATCTGATTTGGCGCAATCACACGACTAGACGGCGCACCACGCACAGGAGGCGCTTTACGTGCAGGCGCTTTACTTTGACTTGGTGCCGATGCACTGGCTTTGCTATCACCGCCGAGCAAGCCCTTTATGCCACGGTACGCCAGCCCAACAGGGCTATATGATGCAACCGTTTTGGCAAGTTCAATCGCCTTGCCTGCATTATTAATAATCCAAGTGAACAGATTCACCACCGCACGAAGTGGCGTCAGTACCGCATTGATCGCAGCACCGACCACTTTACCAAAGCTCTCGCCCGCAGATTTTGCAGTATTGATGCTCTCTGCGGAGGCGTTGACAGGTGTTAGCAAATCTTTAAACCACTGCACCACACCACCGACCACATTACCAAGCCATTCCCACGCTTTAGACAAGATCGGCGTAGACTGGATCAGACCGCCGATGGCACTGGTGAAAGGTTTAATCGCCTCAGAAATGCCTTTCCACAGCCCAATAAAAAATGCTTTGATATAATCCCAATATTTATAAATCGCCAAGCCTGCCGCTACTGCCACCGCAGCCACAACGCCAAACGGCGTGCGTAGCAAAGCAAAGCCAACTTGTTTAATCACAGTGATGACACCACCGAGTATTGCTTTTGTCCCGCCCATCGACACACCAAAACGTGCCAATGCACCCGCACCTGCAATCAAGCGTGAATTAAACACCGCCATGCCGATGCGCACACCAAGCACACCGACACGCAATCCTGTTAGCGCAGCGATGACTGTCACGATGGATGCGACCACTTTCGGATTTGCTTCAACAAAATCGGCAAATCGAGAGATAATCGGCGTAACGACATTATTGATCTTACCAAGCACAGGTTCGATTGCCGTGCCTAAGCCCACCCAAAGCCGTTGCATTGCTGCGGTGCGAGCTTCACTTTGCGACTGACTTGTTTCAGACATTTTGATGAAATCACGATCAACCACACCCGCCGAATTCAATGCTGCTTCTTTGATGCGCTTGTACTCATCCATGTTTTGCATCATCGGGCGCAAAAAGTTCTGCACTTGCATATCACCGAACAGCTCAGTTAATAATTTTTGATCGCCACCCTTGGTCATCTTGTAGACTTGCTCTACTGCGGTCTCAAATGCGTTGCCACCATTTTTTTGCGCTTTGGTGATTTCGCCATATAGGTCCACGCCATATTTTTTTGCTTTTTTCAGGGTTTCAGGAGCGAGGATTTTACCCATGAAGTTTTTCATGTTGTTGGCGGCTTCGGATTCATCACTTGCGCCTTTTTTTGCAATTTGAAGTGCTGCGCCCATCGTTGCAGCGGCTTCAACCCCCTGCAACTTTAATGCATTGAATGACGCACCTAGCACGGGTAAATTTTCAGCCATCGCCTTGAATTCAAAGTTACCCTCTTTACCCGCTTGCGTCAGCGCATCCATCGCCCGCAGCATATTGTCTGGCGCAACATTCAGTGCATCATTTAACGTATTCGCTGCTTTTGACACTTCCTCGATCGAGGCACCTGTGGCTGTGGCAGTCTTGCCGATAGGCTCTAATACTTTAGTTGCAGTTGCTAAATCCATGCCCGCAGCAATTAGAACATTTTGCGCTTTGAGCACTTCTGCGGGAGCTTTGCCCAGCACTTTAGAGATATTCATCACTTCTGAGCGCAAGTTGCCGATTTGCGCTTTCGACATATCTGCTGTATTGCCAATCATCTGAAGTTGATAGTTAAAATCAGACGACACATCCACAGCTTTTTTTAGCGGAGCAAGTACCGCTATCGCTGTGCCAACGGTTGCGCCGATTTTTCCTGTGAGATTAGATAAATGTTCTTCATTTTTGAGTCGCTTTTGCTCAACGATGCTTAACTTTTCTTGCGCACGTGTGAGCTTACCTAGCTCAGCAGTGACCGCACTATACTTCGCACGCAGATTATCGACATTTTTACCCATCCCGCCAAACGTCTGGATCGCCTTGCCCAGTTCAGCTTGGTTTTTCTTGACCCGCCGAATCTCGCTACCAATCTGCCCAAGTTGGCTTTTGGTCGTGCCAATGGTCGAGCGCAATGAGCCAGCCACCGCACCGCCAATCGTGATAATCGCATTTAAATTTTTATTTGCCATCGCTCATCAAAACAAAACCCCGCATAGTGCGAGGTTAGGTGTTTTAGGTCGTGTGATCATTCTGCACGATTTCACATACAAGTGACTTAATGATTTTCATCTCTCGGCAAGCCATCACTCCACCACACCAGCTCAGAGATTTTTAGTGCTGTCAGCTCGCTCAAAGCCCACGATGTGAAAGATGCCAGTGCAATCAACATTGCTCGAATGTCAGTTGCACTTATTCGATAAAAAGTTTGTAGGCGCTCTGTACTCGCTTGTAGTCCCGCAGTGTCAATCCTTTGATGGCTTCAGGTGGCACACCACACAAGTTTGCAAACATCATGATTTCTTGTTCAGCATCCGATTTGCCTTTCGCCTGCATTTCACTAGCGAGCAAATCCTGCACTGTCGGCTCACGCATGGTTAGCGTTGCCGAGGTCGCACCTAAAATCTGATAGTCTTTACTGAGTGTGATTTGATAGTCATGTCCTTGCTCAGCCACAAAGTCGAGATCAGCAAGCGTTACTTTAGTATCCGTCATTTTTTACATTCCTAGTGCAGAACGCACGTCTGCCAATACATCTGTACCATTGATGATGCGCACCATATTGATCACATCGATTTCATGCACAGTGCTGCCGCCGATGGTCTGCTTGTAATAGTCGAGTGACAGATCGTACTTATCTTTAGCCGCTTCGCCCGCTTTTGCTGCGCCCTGATTGATTTTCACAATCTTGCCACGCATGTTATGCACTACTTGCGTGATCGTGCCGTCGTATGATTCCATCGACTCATAGACAGTAAATGCTACACTTGCACTTTGACGAATACCAAAAAGCGACAACACATCACGACTATGCGAATGCAACGTAAAGTCAGCAACCAACTTTTCCATGCCCATCGTGATGTCAATCGGCGCATCCATGCCACCCGCTCGATACTCTTCAGTTTGCAAGCTCAGCTCAGGTAAATTGAATTCATCTGTGCTGCCTGCGTAGCCCTTACCATCGACAATCAAATTAAAATTCTTGCGAATATCTTGTGCAGTCGCCATTTATCAATTCTCCCTACGAAAAGATTTCTTTAATGTAGTCGTCGACCAAGTGAGATCGGAACGTAATATGCTCCGCTGGATAGACGGGCGTAAAGTCAAAATCAAAGAAGATTTTACCTTGTGCGATCTGACTTGCTGAATTTAATTCAGGATCAGCCCAACATTCACCGCCCAAAATTGCGCCGATGTTTTTCAGATAGCGTAAATATTCATTCACACCTTCGATCACATCATTGACGTATGTTTTTGTGATCCCTCGATCCACCGCCCACAGGTGCGCCGCCACAAGCGATTCTTCAATCATGTCAGCAGTACGCACGACACACAGAAACGCCCATTTTGAATCATCAGATAGTGTGCGGTTGCCCCACAGACGATAGCCGTCTTGACGGATGATTGTCGCTACATTTTTTTCGTTGAGAAGATTTGCACGACAGTTCGCATCACCCATCACGAAATCGATCGCACGTGCTGTCCCAACAATGCCATTGATGGTTTGATTTGATGGCGACCACCACCAGCCACGATCATTGTCCGACTTTGCAAGCAATCCAGCAACATGCGCACTCGACCATGCTTGTACGATGTTTGCATCACTGTCAGTTTTTAGTGATTTTGGATCAACCAAATAAACACGCTTCGAGCCAAAATCGCCCGCATACGCATAAGCATCCGCATCGTTTGTATTTGGACCATCGGCAATAATGACCGCTTTTAGTCGTTCCGCAATACCGATTAGCTCAGCGACCACAGGGTTAGCAATCGCTGGTGTATCCCCATCTGCTGCGGTACGAGTATGTGTGAATCCTGGTGCGATCAAAATTTTTGGCACAAAACCAACAATATTTTCCGCAGCTAAGAATGCATGCACGCCTTCATAAGCGCCATCTGTCGCATTCACCCCACCAAGCACATTGGCAAGCGTGGCTTGATCGTCCGCCCCTTCTTCAACTCGCACGACGACAACCACAGCGCCGATCTGATCAAAGATCGAGTCCATTGCATCAGGTAATGTACCTGTTTCGCCAAGTTTTGCGGCGAGTGTGCGAGAGCCTGCAACGAGTACAGGCGTATTAAGTGGAAATGCTGTCGCATCGGCTTCGGGCGCTGTGCCCACAATGCCGATGGTTGAGCTGCGAACAGTGCTGATTGGGCGTGTGCCATTATCAACTGTGACGGTCTGAATGCCGTGTAAAAAAGTATCGCTCATGAATCTGCAATCTCATTAAGATTTCGTCCATTTTTGCGATTATTTACGCTGTTATCATTCTGCAATTTTTCATATTGCTGATGCACGAAAGCCTGTTTTAGCGTTGGATTTTCTAAAACAGGCTTGCATATTGTGCGGTTGATTTGTATTTGCGCTGGTTGTGTATGGCGAGTAGAGAACATTGGAAATGTTTGCAAGATCAATGCTTAGATGTTTTCATTTAAGTATTTCAATCTCACTAAATAATTCTTTTTTAGTTAGTTCACATGCTTTAAATACCAAATCATTTCTATGATCTGAGCTCAAATATTCATCTTTACATTTAATTGTAAATTGATTTTTATAGCGACTATAAACAATATATCCTGTTCCGCTATAATTTTCACTGGTTCGTTTCAATGAGTAGTTTTCATCATCATAAACTAAAAAATAGTCCTTATTATCTATTTTTAAAAAAATCAGTCCAACATCATCATTCACGGACAAAGGAACTGAAAAAATATTTCCTTTGAGTAAGTCGGGTGAAATACATTCTATCTTTCGACTGATACGATTAAATGTTAAAACTTGATCTTTATAATTAGTAAGCAGTTTTTTATTAAAATTAAAAATTGATGCTCTGTTCTTGAAAGGGTTAGTTGATAAAATTTTATTGAAAAACTCATTGTAGTGTTCATCACTCAAATTGTTACGCGCATAATTCATAACATATGGTAGAGTCTTGTTTAACCGTAAATATTTTACTTTTTTGTCTTTTAGATCCAGTTTTTTATAAATATTAAAGAACATTCCTGGGTGCCGAGAAAAAGCAATTTTCATTGCTGAACTGTCGTAATCCAGTAAATATTTATTTTTTGCTATTTTAGTTTGCTTAATTAAAAAATTCTTATCCTTTTTTTTAAAGTAGAAATCAATCAAAGATAAATAAAAATCTGTCCCCTTCAAAAAATTTTGAACACTATGTCCACCATTTCTGCATAAAATAGTTTGAATCTTAATATTATTTTTGACCATTAAGTTAATATGATCTTGATCCAACTTACAAAAATCATCATAAAAAACATATATATTGTCAACTATATCATCATTTCTAAGATGCATATTTGTATTTAGGCTTTCATTAAAATACATATTATATCTTTTATCATCTATAACTTTTGGATCAATTGAATATTGTGGTGCAAACGCATACACAATAGATGCATTCAACAATTTTGAATACTTGATCGCTGCATATGCTCCCATGCTACTTGCATATAATATCTTATGGTCAAATTTTACGATGAATTGGGCTATTTCTCGGATTGCTAAAAGCATGCTCTGCTCAGGAAACCAATTTGCAGCAGTTGGTAATATCGCAATGCAATTTAAATCAAGTTTTTCACACAAATTTTGCATTGGAAACTTTTCACTTTTAGCTTGTTGAGCTAAATTACCAAATGTGATCAATACGTAGTCAGATGCCCCCGCATGTGAAATTACTTTAATGTGATCATCTTCAAAAATTACTGTTTTTCGCTCAAGTACTAAATTCATAACTCACTCATCTTTTTACATAAACCTCCAATATTATCCACAGTTAATCGATAGTTTTAAAATATATTTCATTTTTTTTTACTAATCTCCCTCATCTAAAACAAACACTTGATCTTCTTCATCTACATAAGTTGGAGCGACTGTACGAGTTCCGCCTGTGATCTCATAAGCAATACCCGCTTCACGCAAAGCTGCGACTTGTTTTTCGATTTCTTCTTCTGACAAGCCAAGTCCGCATACTTGATAAATTTCTGACATGATTAAACTCCCTCCAGTGTTAAAAGTGGTGCTATTACGGCTGTGCGCCCGTTGTGAATGTAAAATGAACCATTCACATAAGTAAGCGTCACTTTTCCTGAGCTTGTGTCGCCTTTTGCTGGCACCGTAGCTGAGATATTTAATAAATTGGATGGTGTAAAGACTGCATCATCTTTATATGCTGTCGCAGAACCCGATCGGATAGTAATGTTTTCTGCACAATACGATCTTGAAGTTGGCGCTGTTACATCTTTGATCGTCACTGAAATTCCGCTACTAACCTCCGCTAGATTATGTACAACTGCAATATCACCAGCAGGGATATAACCTTGAAAACTTTTTGTTTCCATCGGCTGTAGCATCGCTAACCCAAGCGTAGTATTCCGAAATGCTGTACCTCCATAAAAATATTTGCGAATAATTTTTGAATTATCCCCCATCAAATTCCTAATATTATGACCACCTAGGTCAATAAATCGATTTGGTGTGATGTCCATGGTCTTTTGTGTGCGTACCATTGCAAAATAATCTCCGCCTGGCTTGATACGCGCCCCGAGATTAAAGTTCTTTATTGTCAAGAAAGGATGCAAATTGTCATCGTTTCCATAGATATAAAGCCCTCCTGAACAAATATCGGCATTTAAGTTAAAAACTTCAATCGGGTAATCTAAGACAACATCTGCTGTATCTATTGAAACAAGTGCGCCACAATATGAATCACTATCGCTCGCACTATGTTGTACATATGTAGTATCAATATCTGTATTATATGCTTCAGCCCAGCCAGATTTGTAATGTACACCGTCAATCGTATTACCACCACCGCCGAAATATTTAATAACTTCAGAAATCACACCGTAGCCGTATGTGTCAAAACATTGTTCATGCTGCCCGCGAATATTCAATGGATACATACAGTTAATACCGATATTTCCACGATATACTGTGCCTAGTGATCCACCATGCGATCCGACTGTACCGCAATAATTTGCGCCGTCGGGATAAAATGACCCACCGTCATTTGAGCGTCCACCGCCAACAAGAATGTTGTTTTCAACAATATTCCCTTCGCAGTAGATGTTTACACCGTGTACGTCATTTACTCGGCGACTCTGGTATGCAATGTTCCCACTAACTAGAAACTCTGATGATGAAGCGATTTGCGTCATTGATGAAGCTCCGTAGTTGTTCATACGGAAGCCCACATTTTTACTGATTGAACCCCGTAAACAGTTTTCTACTGCAAAGCCCGACCCCGCATAATCACTCACTTTATTTCGATCAAGTGTGACATCTTTTGCATATTGAATGAGTAATGCTGATGTATTCTTTTTTGAAGATGTATCAAGTGTTTTACAATGAAAATGCCAATTTGTGACTTCAGCAACAGCAGGTGAAATGTTGTATGCTTCAACCGAATAAGTCACTGTATATGTATCACCGACAGCTAATGTCGGAAAACCTGAACGCCACGTGCTGTTAATTGTTACTGCTTTTGTTGCTTCATCAAACTTGTAAATGTACTGTGTAATACCATTAATCTCGATACGCAAATTTAAAAATGGTTTTGTGAATGTAAAGCTTGAATCAAGTTTAAAATTCCAAGCGTCTGTAACTTCTGTAACAACACCAGTACAGACTGTTTTATCAGGTACGTCAATAGAAAGTGGTTTTCTCAATCGCACTTGGGTACTACTGATGATTTCAAGCACTTCATTCATCTGACCCTCACAGTACCAACCTCGATTTTCTGTAGACTGATAGAGCCGTGTTGAGGTTAAACGAATCAAATTTCCCGCTTGATAGACAGAGCTATCTTGCACGTTTAAGATGCTTGAGCCGATGTTTGTTTGCGCTGTTTCAAACGGACCTGTACGCGTTCCACCCAAGACCATGTGCCGACTATCTGACGTAAATGTATCAACATCATAGATAAGATTAACGTGCTCATCTGAAGATGCTTCAAACTTATATACGCCCCCAGCTAAAGTATGCTGTATAGAGCTTGTTACATAAGTCGCCCCACTTTTGCCCCGAATTTTTAATTTATTCGTTGCAGCAAAGTCGATCATTGCTAGAAATTGAGCTGTTGCATTCACGTTTTGCTGAATACCGAACATTTCTGGTGTGACGTAATCTCGAAGTTTTGCAACCCAGCCGTCAATGATCGTGCCACCGTTATTGATGCCATCAAAATCGGCATCATAGATATAGCGCACTGTTTCACTATCGATCTGTTCTGAATAGTGTTTCACGTCAACGATTCGACCGTTTTCTTTATCCAAATCTGCGAGATCGCTAACGTAGTTCACTTTCGTGACTGTATTTGCATAGATTTCTGACTTAGTTGTATTCACAAGCTGAATCGTCGCAAGCACGATATCAGGATCAATCACTAGCTCAAAGTTGGCAACATTATCAATCTGCAACACCATGCGGAACGTCATAATGCGTGCCGTGCCGTCACTTGGATTCGGCTTAAAAGTCGGCGGATAGTTTGAGTATGCAACCAGTACATCACCCGCATATAAACCCAACTCACGAATATTAAAGCCACCGATCGCTGATGCAATAATCGCCTCGGCACGTAGCCAGTTGGCATTTTTTGGATCGGGCGCTAGGCTATTCAGCGATGTGCGATGTACTTCATTGACTAATGAAGTGACATCAGCCTCGGGTGTCGGCAGACTACCACCGCCGTCACCAAAAGCCATGCTTGTAATGCCGAGCTTGGTACCGTTTTGGATGGCTTCTGTGAGCAACGCCAAGCCTTGAGTTGTGAATACTGAAAAATAAATCTGCTCTGCCATGCTTATGCTCTCGGATATACAGTCGTGTCGTCATGCCCATAAACGGCAAAAACGGGATAAATGAATGGAATTGGGTCGTCAGGCTTGGGATAGATCGTGACGTCTTCGCCGTCGTACATCGCCACAGCGACATTGGTATCGCCACGCACTGAGACGATGTTGATTTCGATGCCTGTGAGGCTACGTGTGAGGGGCTTGGCGTCTTGGATCAGATCGATGAGCGTGTTGTATGCGCTGTCGGTCAGTGCATTGCCCTCTGTATCAATCGTGATTTGAAACGTACCAGGTGTATTTGCTGGGTTTTCTTGCCACCACTCTGTGACGCTGAGCGAGTAGCCAAAGGCTTTGGTGATGGCTTTCAGCGCTGCCACCGTGCCTTTTTTTTGGTGAATATTGAACGAGGCTTTGATCTGCGCTTTTTTCTGCGCATCTGACCAGTCCCGATTCCAGCGGTCTACGCTGTTTTGCCACGCCAGCACCGATAAAAATTGATTCGGTGCATCGTCAATCGTGCTCAGCGTTTTATGCTGAACATCAAGATCAGTGCCTTTAGCGTTGGCAGTAGCGACTTTGCGCTCAAGCTCTGTGCTGTTCGGTGGCAGTAGGCTACTCATCAGATCGCCCCTGCGGTCACAGTCACACTGCTACAGCTTGCGACTTGGGTGTTGGTGATAATAATGTCGGCAGTCGGGGATTCGATACTGACTCGAGTCACACCTGATACGTGCAATAGTTCGTAAAGTTTCGATAGGTAAATCGACCGTCCGATGCGCTGGCTTTCTTCGATATATGCAGTGACCTTGGCAGTCGCTTCGCTGATCAGCGGGTCAGATTCGGGCAGATTTGTTGTGTAAACTGTGGCATTGATGACAAAGTCAATCGGCTCAACGCTTTGCACTGTGATGCGGTCTGCGACTGGTCGGCGGGTTTCATCTGATAAATATGCGTAGACAATGTCGAGTAAGTCTTGGCTAGCAAGTCCAGTCACTGTGTCATTTTGTAGAATAATGATCAGTGCTTCTGCAGGTGCAGGACTGAGCGCTTTGGCATCGCCGACACGCCCATCGCTAGACAGCGCATGGAATTCGTAGGCAGATGTCGGACCTGCAACAGAGAGCGAGTCGAAAACTAAACTCGCTCGATAGCGCAGTGCATCGTCTGATTCATAGACTGCATCGCTGTCTTCATCGGCGGGACTGATCAGCAATCGGGTGATGCCATAGTTTGCGACCACGGCGTCTAAATCTGTGCTGGTTGCGAATGCGAGTAATGTGCTGAGCGCAGCTTGGTTGATGCGGTTGCGTAGGATCATTTCCCGATAACAACTTTCTTCGAGTAGCTTCGTCAGCGGTTCGGATTCACGAGCCAAAGTGGCTTCTAAAGATGGGCGTTTTTCATCGTCCCACAATGCCAAAAATGCCGATTTTCGCTCAGCAAAAAGCACCTCGAAGTCCAAAACTTCGATCATCTTTGGCTGTGCAAGTGTTGAAAAGTTTACGCTCATAGATGCTCGTCATGATGTGATTTCTATCCCGTCGATTCTGACTACTTGACCATCGAGCTTATATTTTGCTGTGATAGACAGCGTAATTTTGCCGAGCGCCGAACTTTGTAAATCAACACCCGACAACTCGATGCGATCCTCATGCTTTGCCAACGCTTCCGCTGTCGCTGCATAAATATCGACAATGTTTTCACGATTAATTGGCGCATCGATCAGCTCAGGTAGTCGAGAGCCATAATCATGCCGTGCCACACGTGATCCAATGGGGGTTGTCAGTATGTCTATGATGCTTTGCTTAAGATGCTCTAGGCATTCTGTAGTTTTTCCTGTGTCTCGGCTCATGCCGAAATGATCTGTCATCACACCACCCCGCCAGTATTGTCACCGCCTGCATCTACGCCACTATGTGTATGTGAAGCGCCTATGTTTTTGCCTTGGTGTGTCACTGCGCCACCTGTGAAATTAGCACTACCCGAGATGGTAGAATTACCTGTCACACCCAGCGAGCCACCAACATTTGTGTTTATCGACACATTGAGATTTTTTTGAATGGTTACATCACCTGTAATGGTGGTCTGAGGTGTGTCTATCGTCACTTGCGACGCTGCCACCACTTGCGCTTGATCACACAGCACATGCACCGTGCTCGATGACGCCGATGCATCCACAGTCAATGTATGACTACTTTTGTCATAGCGAACGATCGTGCCATCGCTAAACTGCATTTTTGGATGCGCATCTTGTGCAACATCGGCGAATTGATCTTGTGCAATCGCAGCGATAATCACACCTTGAGACAGATCACCGCTGACCGAGAGTACAATCACTTGCTCACCCACGCTCGGCGCATGCCAGTAACGATCATCACCCATGCGCTGTTTTGACCACAGCAGATTTGGCACAACCTCACCATCAAAGTCCACAGTTGCCACAGCCTCTGCATGATCGACTGCGCTAATGCGACCGATGCGAATTAAGTTGGCAAGCATTCGATCAATATTTGCTTGGGCGTAATTATGCTGTACACGGCTCATGGTAGCCCTCGCACGTCGTCAATCTCTTGATAGTGACTTTCGTTGCCCGTGCCGATTTGAGGCGACCAGCTATATGCAGCCGTTGGTGTGACCCCATCATTCGCCCACACGCTTTCGCCAATATTTACAGGGACAGAAATATCAATGCGCCACACTTCATAGCGATCTAGCTCAGGATAGAACGCATCCTCTACGATATCCTCAAGCACCGCATGCCCTGTTTTTAGGCCATGAAAATGACGGTTTTTAAAAATAAAATGTGCAATCTTGGCAGCCAGTGCACGCACGCGCACTTTTGCACTATTATTGATGCTATCTTTATCGTGCATCGCATCGACCACGACCCGCAGTTCAAAGCGAGCAATTACAGGCAGTTGTTCACCGCCTGCATTACCGTCAAGATCAGGCGCAAGCTCGGTCAGCTCCATCAGTAGCGCTGGCAATTCATTGATTTTTAGTGCGTGTCGCTCATCTTCTTCACGATAGAATGCGACTAGCTTTAGCTCAGTAGCGAACGCCGTTTGTAGCGCATTCGCCATGGCTAAGTGCAACTCGCCCAAATCTACACCAGATAACGCATCTGCCATTTCAGCTCATGCTCCAAAGTTTTTAGAAATTGATCTTCAAAGGCAGTGCCATGCGTCATACTTTCCAAATACGCGTCTGCCTTAGCTTTGATTTCTAGCATTTGTACTTCGATCGGCAATCTTGCTTTGCCTTGACGCTTATACACTTGCCCTTTTGCGATGAATGCGCCGTCACGCTTATGTACACCCGCAGTCACACCACGGCGAGTTTTACGTGCATTCAGATGGATTAATGCAATGTCATTCAGTCCGTACCACAGTTTGATCGCAAAGCCTGCGCTGGTACGCTCAATCGATGTTTTACGCATCCGCCGACGCACGATTTTTTGTGCAATAGCAAGCTCACCGCTCAAGCCTTTGACTGTTCGAGTCTGTAGCCACTTTGCCATACGACCAAGGGTTCGATTCAATGCCTTTTCAACATGCTTATCAGTCGGATCAAGGGTATTGATCACGTCTTGTAATCCCAGCATGCTGATCTGCATCTCAATCATCTTTCGGCTCCAGCTTTAATACCGCCAATCCCGTGCCATCATGCTGTGGATAAGTCATAATGAAATACGCACGCCCATCCACATACAGCTCATCGCCACGCTTAACGCCTTGTACATCCACGCTCTTACACAAAAAACGTGGCTGTGCACTATCGACTTCGTACTCACCAAGATCGGCATTCAGATATTGCTCATCAAAAATGCCTGTGATGGGTTTTGATTCAGGCGTAGCGCTTGCGTCCGCACTTTTCTGAGACTCAAAAACGACTGTGGCGGTTAGCGCAAAGCCACCCGCCACATCATGCTGTAGGAACACATCAAGATTTTCCCAGCTCGGCATTAGTCGTCCTCAGCATTCGCCTTGGCGCTAATTGCGTCGATCAAATCCGCTTTATTCAGCGCATCTGGGTTTTCGATCTCATATTCCAATGCCACTTCGACCAACTGCGCTTTGGTCATTTTGCTTAAGTCGATCTCGTCCGATTCATCAGACGCATCCTCAAGCAATGTGCCACGCCCTCGATTGAGCAAATCTTTTGCCAAATCTTGCGCCACGTCGACCTGTTGCCCTGCTTTGCAGATCACACCCTCGATCACCACTGCCGAAGTCAGCTTGATCGTCACTTTGACTGGTTTTGCCATAATTCAATGCCTTTAAAATTCAATGTCACTCAGAAAGTAATGCACCGCACCAGCATTAAGCTGATGCGCCATAGCAGATTGATGCTGCATTACGCAAGACAAAATCAACGTCTTGGAATGCGACAATGCGCAGACCGCCTGAAGCAGACAGCGAATATGGATCAACTGTAATATCCAGTCCGCCCCACAAGGCAATGATCAAATCCGCAAAGTTACCAAAGAACACATCACCCGTTGCGATTTGGTTAGTCACTTCGGTGCGATAGCCATTGACCGTATTACCCGCTTCCCAGATCACGCTTTCTGTGCCTGTGCCGAATTTCGGTGCGGTTTTCAGATGACCACGCATCATGGCATTGAACACATACGCCATTGAGCCTAGATCCGCATTGTCAGCAGCGATTTCCGATTCCATATTGACGATTTCAGCATAGGTTGGATTTGCCGCCGTAAATGTGGTCGCATTAATGCCAGAGATATTTTTTAATCCCAGCGGTTGATTGGTTGTGCCTGTGCCGTAGTAGCCCGCTTGGTCGATTTTGAGTGCAAGCACTTTATTCAAGTCATTGAATACGAGTCGCTCAGCATCAGGCGTACCCTGTTGCAACAGTTTGCGAGTGATTTCCACCCGTCCGCCCACGGTTTTTGGCGACAGTTTGAGTTGTGAAGTGGTCGGATCAGACGCAGTAGCATCCTCACCTTCACCAAGCCAGTACGCCGTTGCACCGCCAGTTTGCTTCGGAATATCAACATCGCCCACCAAGCCAGACATATGCTGACCAAGTTGCATGATGGTTGAGCGATTACGCAACATCTCGACAAACATATCTGCACGATGATCCGTACCAACCAAGTTGCCACCTGATGTCGGCGTGCCCACTTCAAAAGCACGGCTTAATACATCGGCAGGTACTAAGATGCCTTGTGCTGAACGTCCGTATTGACGCTGTGCTTCTGCACTACATTCCAGTTCAAATGCAGCCGCTTCACGATCCGCATTGCTGGCATTCGGAAGCAATGCACGCACCGCACGCATTAGACTAAAGCGATTGATTTCACTGTCACTCAAGCCGATATTGCTATCCCGTTTTTGCTCGGTCAGTGGCTTGCCTTGGCGCTCGTTCATTTGATCAAGAATAGCGGTCTGTAATTCTTCAGGTGACTTGCGCTCAGTGATGTACTGATTCGCCAAAGCACCCGCACCATATTTTTCGCCGAGTTCAATCAGACTGCGCACACGTTGATGCTCAGCATCAGAGCCACGCTGTGCGGTATCATCCGCCGCACGTAAAATTTCGATTGCACCGTAACGCTCGCCCTTGTCGTTGACCATTTGGCGAACATAATTGCCTTTATCGTCAGTAAAATAATCCCAGTTCATAGAATCTGCTCTCTGCTGTGTATGTTCGACCACACCTTCAACCACTTGTGTTGGTGTGTTGGTCTGTATGCGTTCATTTTGTCCTTCAGGTGCAGGCACATCATTCTGCAATTTTTCATGCTGAGCCGACTGTATGACCGAACGACCCACACCCACGCTAATATCGGCAGGCACGGACACGGTCGAGATTTCGTAAGGTTCCCAATCCGTGATCAGGTACACATCATCATGCTCACGTTGCTCTTTGAGCACAGCGCCATGCACCAGATAGCCGACACTGATATTGGTGCGAATCAAGTCGTGAATATCTTGTAAGATTTCCTCACCACGTGCCGACTTGGATAGACGCACCAATGCACGCCCTTTACGCTGAGAGTTATCCAGCCACGCTTTCTCGACCACACCGCACTGCAAATCCGTCTTGTGATTTTCAAGGAACGCCGCCCGACTATTTAGCCGTTCAAAACGAATCGCGCCCGCATCATGGGATAGCACTTCGATGCCGAACCAACGCTCGACTTCTGCCTCACTTGAAAACGACAATTCCACAGTGCGTTTTTCCAAGTCCACCTTGAAATCGTCAACATAAAATGAACGTGCCAAAGTGCGTCCGTTTAGACTTTCTGCATTTCGGATTTCAGGCAACGCATTGGCATTTTCGGATGCGCCATTCAATGGGATTGGTTGTTCAGCATCACGCTTAAACATCATGCCCATCAGTGTTGCTGACAAATTTGATTTTTTCTGGTGCATTATCTACATCCCCTCTTTTGGTCGCCCTTGCGTCCCCGTTTGCTTTTTACCCATGCTGTTCAGCACCATTTCTTGCGCAAATTCCTCAGAAATGCCCTGTTTGACATACTCATCAATCATATTTTTGACATCACGTGCCGCTTCCGCCCAGACCATTTGTGGGTCTTTGCCTTGCTCACGGATGATGGCACTTGGTGACGTCAGCATATTGTTTTTCGACTTCTCCGCTGCCGCCACTTCCGATGACGGATCAATCCACGCCCAGCGCCGCGGTTGCCATGTCACTTGTGATAGTCGCTCAATATCCAGTGCCACGAACGGCTTGGCACTGGTCTTTTTGATCATGCCTTTGAGCAAGGCGTACTCTAGCCAATGCTGAAACACAGGCTCGATCAAGCTATCAATCAACCACTGCTGCAACTCTTTCCAGTGCTCACGTTCATCGAGCGTGCCTTGGCGAATACTTGAGAAATTCACATTTTCAAGGTCAGAGGCAAGGTTGTTATAGAGCACGCCCATGCCTGCCGACATTGAGCGCAACATCGCTTTATGAAATGGCAAAAACTCGCCCGTAGGATAGTTTGGCGACCAATCTTTAAATTCAGCGCCTTCAGGCAATACAGGCACTTCGCCCGCTTCACTCTCGATCTGAATTTCGTCTTCTTCCTCGTCATACGTTGGACCAAAACCATCACGCCACTGAATAAAGCCCATTTTGTTGGCAGATACCCGAGCATTGACGATGGCAGAGTCCTCAAATTCGCTCAGTTGGTGCATGCGATAGAGGCTGGTTGCCGTCCACGGCAGACCCCGCTTTTGCCCGACCATATCTTCTAAGAAGCCGTGAATTACCTCACTGGCATCGACTCGCACAAAATCACTTGATCCATAACGATAATTGACCTGATCGCCTGTCATTGCCGAAAAATAATAAGCAATCGGCTTGCCGTATTGATTGAACTCAATACCTTGTCGAATAAATCCACCTGAAGAAGTTTTGCTATTGTGAAGATCAATCGGGCAGCGCTGCGCATCAATCATCTGTAGCGCAAAGCCCCACGCACCCGCATCCTTACCACGGATGATGCGTACAAAAAACTCACCATCTTTGACCGCAGATACGACACAGGCACGCTGTATCGCACGCCACGTACTTTTCATGCGAATATCACAATGCTTTTTCGACCACGCCGACCACGCCGATTCCACCGCCTCACACGCTTTATTGTCGAGCTTGCCTGTATTATTTCGGATTTGCGCTTGGAGCAATACACCTTGTGGTCCCACCACATTTTGATGCACCATGCGCACGTAGTTTTTGGCATAGTCATTATTGGCGCATTGCTCACGACTACGAGCGACCAAAGTGCGCTGATAATTTTCCACAACCACATCCGCAGGAATTGGTGTACTTGGCCATTTGCTATTGGTGCGACTCTGCTTGCCTGCTTTAAACATGCGACTCATGTTGCGCCACACTCGGCGAGCTTTGGACGTACTTTGGCTTAATCCACCCGCATCATTGTTTTGTGGGGTAATTTCGGGTGGTTGTAAGTTGCGTATATTCATGTCAGGTGCGAGCCAATTCCACATTATTGATTACCCGGTATTGCATGGTCGGTTGGTGTATTCATTGCATCAATCACTGCAAACGGTATCGAATGCACTGCCCAAATAACGATTTGCCTTTTGCTTTGGCGATTTCACGTGCCACTTCAGCACGATATTGATCACGTAATTTTTTCAAGGTTTCGATCGGTGTGCGATATAGCTCTCGGTTATTGATACGATAGCGCTCTTGATCCATCGTCGCCCGACTTTCAAGCACTGCTTCGATCGCATCGAGTGTGCGCTGGGCGTGACTGCGAAAGTCCTGCCCTGCGGTCAGATTCAGCACATCCGCCATGATCTGAACCACACCCGACTCGATCTCATCCATTTCAAGATCAGCATCCGCACCACGTTTGACCCGCAGGCTATAACCGTAATGCCCTGCTTTCCACGTCGTAGACACAGCAGAGGACACATCGAATACGTGCAAATTATTATCAGCTTGGCTCAGCACATCGATTGCATCTGCACCACGCAGATACAACACCGCTTGCCAGCCTTGCGACGCTGGATATGCAGTTAATGCCAATTGAAATGAAGTGCGAATGCCTGCCGACCAAGTTTGCGGGACATATTTATCAGCCGATGCCATAGCTACCTTGTGAAATAGTTGGGATTTACCCTATCTCGTCAGCTTAGCGATGTGGGAAAAGTGGTGCATTCTGCAATTTTTCACCGCAGACCATCTTCAAGCGGCTAACGCTTATTGCCAAAGACTTTTTTACGTGGAATTAACACCGCATCCGTAGTTTTTTGCTTTACCGCTTTACGTTTGATGACGGTTTTTTTAGTCGTTTTGGTTGTCTGAATTGGTTTGGCTGTTTCTGTATTTTGTGGCTTGATTGTTGTTTTTGGCGATGCCATCTCTTGCTCATCATCCGCCTGCGCCAGTCGCCGTTGCTTAATCAGTTTTAGATTCGGTTGCATGATTTTCAGCGCAGCAAGTGCATAAACACGACAGTCCAATGCCTCATTTCGTGCCTTGTCTGGCTTATGCCATTCACGAATCGGCTGACCTTTGAGATAGCGAATCACCAATTTTTCGGCGGTAAGCTGTTTATACCACTCGTCCTCCCGCTCAAGCGGAAAGTGACAATAGCCTGCACCAACCTTTTCCAAATCGAGACGACGCATCACCGTCAGCTTTGCCTCATCCACACCGATGATAAACAAGTCTACTTTACGCTTGTCTTTGCCCGACTGCTTGCGCTGTGGGCTAGTCACAATCGGCATTCCCCAGCCACCACGCCCTTTGATTGCGAATAACTTTCGATTACGACGGCTTTTTACATACTCATACGCACGCTGGGTATAGCCTGCCGTGCCCCCCGTATCTAAACACGATGCGGAAATCGATAACAATGCACCCGACTCATGCAGATACGTCTCATCGAGCACGTTGTCCAGATTCTCCCAGACTTCCTCTCCCAACGGATCGCCCCACAACACCTGATAATCAATCGACCAACTTTCTTCACCCTCACCCCAAGCCACGATTTCCAGCTCGAGTCGATCCATCTGCATATCAATACCGCAAGTCAGATACACCGCATCCATCGGCACGGTAGCTTTGTACTGCTCCGCACGTGCTTGCAACACATCAGGATCAGCCTTATCCCCGTTTTCCTCATAGGTTTCGCCGAGGGAGACATTGACGAATACCTGTAAATCATCTAGCGCCAATTTATCTAAATAAGACTGCACAATATCCCGCATCTTGCGAAAAGTAGATAACATCTCTGGTGCATGAAAGCTGGCATGCCCTCGAAATGGCTTTTCAGCTCGCCAGCCATGCCCATTTTTCTCAGCATTACGAATCGCTGCAATGCGCTCACCATCCGACCATATTTTCTGACAACATTCACAGCGATAGCCCGCCGTTTCAGTCAAATGCTGAACATTGGCATCTTGATCGGCATCATGCACACCCGTTGATTTTCGACCTGTCCATGTGACATTTTCCCAGCGCAAATACTGCGCTTCACCGCACGATGGACACGGCACATAATAACGGCGCTTATCGCCTTGGTTAAACGCATTCTCAACACGACTCACCCCTGCAATGGTCGGCGTGCTAGATTCAGTACGCAAGGCTTGATCACCAAAAGTTGCCGAACGCTGAGATAACAACTCAACTGGATCACCCTCCGCCGTTGCCTCCATGCCGTCGATCTCATCGGCATGGGTAATTGGCGCAGAACGAGAACGCAAAGTTTTCGGCGAGCCTGCCCACGAGAACATCAGCCAGCCACCGACATAAGAAATCATGCGACTATTGTTCACCCCATCCCGACCACGAGGCTTTGCCATCTTTTGCGAGATCGAGCGATTGGCGTCAATCATTGGACGCAGTTTGGTTTCCAAAAAAGTCTGCACATCGCCTTGGGTTGGCTGCACGAAAATCTGTGACTTAGGTTCATGCGCAATGAAATAGCCTGTCGCACATTGCTGAATTGTCGTTTTACCAAGCTGAGCGCCCGTCATGTAGGTGATACGGCGAATCCCATACTCTTTGATCGCATCAATCATGCCTCGCTGATAGGGCGCATTATCAAAATTAATCGGACCAGGAATTGCATTCCCCACAGGGATTTTAATATTTTGTTCTGCCCATTCACTAGGCTTGAGGTCAGGCGGTGGGACGAGATACTGCATCGAGCGCTTTACCGCATCGAGCACCGAACCATAATTGGCAAAGATTTCACTACTACTCATCTTCTAGCTCATCCTCAAGATCAGACTCCGCCGAAGTTTCTAGCGCAAGTACCAATTCAGCACGCAACTTATCTTTGAAAACTCGCTCATCCGTTTCACCGAGCAATTGCAACACCGCACGCTGCGCCACATTCAAAATATTGGTTCTGATCGCACCATATGCCATCGCCTGCGCTCGCTCGAAATCGGCAATCAAAGCTACTTCGCCACGCTTTTGCGCCAGCTCCAACTCAGCTAACTCAGTTTCTGCTTTTTGTTTTCGTATTTTTAGTAATTCAATGTCATCAGGAATATCGCCTGTTGCCTCAGCAACCGCCTCATCCTTTAGCCAGTTTGACACATGCGCAGTATTGAACTGCCATTCTTGTCCTTTACCATGCCCCCTTGCTACAACTGGACAACCACGGCGCACCCACGAATCGATTGTCGTCAGAGCCACCCCGAACACCTCGGAAAGCCCCGTCCTATTTACAATTCGACCGTTTTTTGCATCCGCCATACTCTCATGTATTCCGACTCAGTTTTAGCTTGGATATAGTAGTTTGATGCGTTTCTGAAATTCACGCAGATATGAAATATTGCGAGGCGTTTCCCCCCGCATGGGGTGGGGTCTGGGAAGAACCTAGAGAAATGTTTTTACAAACAACGACTTGGAATGGCATTACAACAATCTCCATGCACTATCAGGACAAGAACAGCGCTTTCTCTTGCGCACGTCGGTTGACTAGACCCTTGATCTTCTTGCCGTTGTCGTACACCCATCGGTCAAACTGTAGAGCCGTCGCAACATAGTTTGATTTGTTGAGCTTAGCAAGTAGCGTACTATTCTTGAATGCTGTCTCACCCACGTTGTAGGTGAACGATGCAAGTGCATCGAATTGGTTCTGTGTGAGCGATACTGTGACGTACTTGTCTAAGCAAGCATCTACCCATTGGCAGTCATTGCGTAGCCATTGCTCTGCCTGTTCAATTGTACACGTGTCGCCTTTAGCTACACGCTTGCCGTTCGGGTACTTGATCGTACCAAAGCCAATTGTCCAGACGCCACCTGTGTCTAAGTAGGCGGTTGATCGAAATCCCTCAAACTCTTTGATAATTTCATAGCCATTGGTTGAAATGTCGAGCTGGCCTGTTTTGGATTGAACACACTCATATCCAATCATCGCTGAAAATACATCTAAGCCGTTGAGCGCAATAACAGAATCACCCGCTTGTACTTGGGCTTGTGTGAGCTTACCGCCCGACATAGCACGAAGCCACGAGTATGCGCCTGCGATTTGCACTGATTGATCTGCACTCATGCTTTACCACCTGTCACAATTGATTTCCAAATGAGAATAAATGTGTCGATCGCCTTACCACCTAAGTGTCCAGCAACACCAGCCATTGCGCCGATCAAAACTAGAGGCATTTCCCAGTACAAACACAACAAAATCGTGATAATGCCCGTAAACGCAGACACGATCATTTCACCCGCTAAGCGAGCAAAAACAGCCTTTAACGGTTTCTTTTCTTGGGATTCGTTGAGATTTTGAATAAATTTCACAAGACCTCCGAGCATTGCTACTGCAATGATCCAGCCATATGTGATGAAAATCGTAAATATCTCTTTAAATGCGTCTTTGTCCACTGAACTGCCACGGCTAGATGAATATGCTTTGATTATCTAAAAGCAACACCACACTCTCATTCTGCAATTTTTCTTGTTTCGCACGTTTAGGCATAAAAAAACCCGCACTTGGCGGGTTGATTATTCTTAAGTCTTATTGCAAATAACAGTCATTAAGCACTGGCGCACCGATTACTTCACTTCCACCAACACATAATAAGCTGACAGTTTGACCTTTTGACAAAGTGGCAGCTTTATTTAGCTCTTCGTCAGCCAAATTTGCACTTGGCAATAAAAAGTTATATTCATCACCTGCACGCAAATTAATAACTGGCTTGTCCATAAAGTCCGCCTCGATTGAATCAACAACACCATGAACTAATAATTGCTTATCTTTGAATTGTTGATTGGCAGCAATTTCGTTTTGCTGATAAGCCTCATATAACTGTTGGGCTGTTACTTCAATAGTTTGCTGTTGCGGTTGTTCCGTAACTTCATCTGGCGCAACATTCGAGGATTCATTAGCAGTGCCAACCATTGCAGCATCTGCCGCCATTTCTGCTTCTTGCTCAGCCAACGACTGTTGACCTGCTTGATTTTGATTACTATCTGTCTCTTGTGTTAGTCCAAACAGGAAAGTCAAAACAAGAAAAATACCTAAAAATATAAAAAAAGCCTTCCATCTCGATTGCAATTTAAAAATGCTTGGTTTAATCACAGCGACAACTAAACAAATTAATGACAAAATCCCCAATAACGCCAAAACACCATCCATACAATATCCCCATCTGAAAAATATATTTTCGATGAGGATATTATAAAATTTATCTATGTACAATGTTAGTTGCTATTTCTACGGAAATAATCTACACGTTGTTGAAAGTTCAAATCAAACGGCAGTTTGCCCAAAATATCGATTGTGAGTCGTCTTGACTCGTCAGCACCAAGCACCAAACTTGCGGTAAATGCCCCATCTGTAAAATGGTCATTAATCTGCCCTGCCATTTTGGGATTGATGAGATAGAGCGAATCGCTGTAGCACGCCCACCACGCCGACACCCATTTCATGTGATGTGCAAGGGCTTTGATGTTCATGGCACTTGGCTGGATCGCTTTTGGTTTATTGCGGTACCAGCCATCACCAAGCCAGCCCAATGCTTCATCAAATTTGTTTAACGGCAACTCTTGATAGCGTGGAATGTTAAACGTGTTGTAAAACTCATGATAAACCGATTGATACGTCCGTTTATCTCGTTGCGCTTTGCGAAGCACTGCGTCTTTGATTGCTTGTTGTTGTTCGATCGTGATTTTAGGTTCTTCAATAACTGGGTTGCCGACTTCTTTGTCAAGAATATCTAAAACCCATCGGCGAAAATCTTTAGCCACAGCAGTACGTGCAAACATGGCGATAAGATGACAGCCACGTAGTGAAAAAACCCGTAACCTCAAATTGGGGTTCAAGGGACTATCAATAACTTGGGTCATTGTTTCTGTAAATTCGTCAGCATTTCTGTTATGAATTTGAGCGACTTTATCGGAGCGTGAATACCCTAAAGCTATTGCTAATTCGCTACCAGTAAGCCAAATTTGATTATTTATAAAGATTGGGGTCAAAGCGGTGTTTTGGAAACATAATGCGTTCATGTCGAACTCCTTCAATTTTAACCCTACGACCAAATAGGGTGGATTGTTACATCGGGTTGGTCGACTGAATGAAGGACTCAGCACACCTTACGGTGTCCCAATGCAACAACCCATAACAGGAGTTGCAAGCATAAAAATACCGCCAATATGGGCGGTTTATGCCCCTTCAAGATAGCCGACCAAAGCTAACGCCCGATTTTGCGAGCGCACGTTTAATTTACTGCTGTTCGGTGTCATTGTCAAATATCTATCCCGCTGTGACATAACTAATTGTTCTCGTGGTTAAGTTAAATATCTCAGCCAACTGCGATTGTTTGTAACCTTGGCGATACATCGCACGTATCCCCACATTACGTGCCCTAATGACTAAATCATCCACATAGAATCGTAACAACTCCCCTGCAAAATAATTCACCAGCTTTTGCGCAAGCGGATAGCCGAGTACCCGCACCAAGTGGTGATTTAGATCGATATTGGTATTCTTAGGAATGAGTAACATAATCTGACCACGCCCACAGCGCCCTTTGACTTGATAGCGCTTACATTGACTCACAAGGTAAAGCGCAGGCTGTCGCCCAATCACTTCCGCCACCGCTTGTAAATCTCCGCTTAAATCGCACGTCTGCTCCATCACATTCCCCAGTATTTTGCGACTATATGCTTTAAATCTTGGTGCGCCGACGATGCACAAGCATTGCAGCATCTCGACCGTGTTCGTTAGTCCGACCCATCCAACCTGTGATGCGTGCGAACGAATTGGCGTTGTATTTTGTGGCATTGGCTTTTGGGTGAATCATCGTGTATTGCAAGTCATTCTCTTTGCACCATTGCTCCCAGATACTTGCATCACGCTTGACCGACCCTGCACCTTGCGCTTTTTCCTTGCCACCTGTGAACCACGTGCGCAGGCGTGCGTCCTCAATGAATAAGCGCACGTTATCCTTGCCATGTTCCCAGATCAGCGCATTGACTTGAGTCATCGCTTTGGTGATAGACATAGAAGTGACCTCATTTAACTGACCACCCTTGCCATCGCCGTGATCTATCGCCACCGCAAAACCAGTGTTCACACCTGTATCAATGCCAATTAAAATCATCATGCGCACGCTTTCCCATAAATTCGTTTTTGGATGGCTTTTGGCAATGTGGTCAAGTGCCATTTCTCACAAAATAAACACTTGTACGCACGGAGCTTTCGACCGTTTTTTCGGTTTTTCGCTCCCCATCGTTGGTGATGTTTGTTTGATGTTTCGATCACTTTAATATCGAACATTGCGTGCGCTTTGCTGTCATAGCCGATTTTGTTGCAGACACTCATCATCACCCCTGTATTACTTTGAAAGCCAAGCCAACGATCAAGGCAGAGCATGAAAAGCCGAAGCCAAAACAGATACCACGCCAAAACCACTCACGGATCCAAAAACCGTCTAATTTTCCTTTGAACCACGCCGATGCAAACTTAAATAGCGCAAATAACGCAGAACCAACAACGATGCAAAATATGAAGTCTTTGGGTGTCATTGATTTGCCTCATTTATGCAGAAATGACAAAGCTCTTTTTTAAGTCCGTGACCACATTTGGCATATTTAAGAGTTTTAGATTCAGCCTCACCATGTTTGCGATGCGCCATCTCTGCCAAATTTCGCATAACAGCACCTACTCCAGCCAAACCTTGCTCTGGCTTGACTAAGTTGCTGTCTAACCACATCAAAAACATCGCACAGCAAACCGCATGTGCTAAATGAGATTCACCTGTTTCCTTGTCCTCTTCCTCACCTTGCCACCATGCGTCAATATGCCTGTGCATCGCATCGTAATAGCGTCGGCGAGCATCAGGGACAGTCTGCCAATTGTTCTCTGCATACTTACTTGCACCAAACTCCAAAACTCGGATAACAGCGTTTAACGTGCCAACTGGAATGAGCGAGAATCTTGGCTTTGATTGATCGTGTTTCATTGTCATGCTTCACCCCGCAAAGCCTTTTCTAAGCCCTCAATAAAACCGTCCATCGTTGCGACGATTATTGCTTTGTCTGTATTCTTATTAAATCGCTTAATAAACTGAGAAAATATGCGCACTTCTTGCTTGATCGCATCAATCCACTTTTGCTGTTCTTGCCACACTTCCCACATGTCTTGAGCATGAAAGTCAACATACTGATCGCCACGCTTTTCCAGTTGCGCACCGATATTCACAAACTTTTCTGCAAAGTGAACTACATACCATTTCTCAAACGCTCCTCTAGCTTCGGTCATTGCTTCACCGCCAAATAATGCTAAGATGTGCATCTTTCAATGCTTTAATCTTCTCGGCATCATTTTTTGTATCGTCAGTCAATACCCAATGAAAATCCGCAAGTATTTTTGACATATCAGACTTGGTGTTTTTGCGCTCAACTCGCTTCATAAAATCACCTTTGTCTGTAAATGTCGTTTCTATTGTGAATATGCTCATTTCACTATCACTCTTGTATCTAAAAAATTCTTGTTCACTGGTCCAACATACGCAGACCATCCCCAACCGCTTTGCCAAAAGTACCAAGTACCGTCATCCGCACGTTTCCAATACGTGCCGTCAGGTTCTTGATGCGTTGCGCCCTTTGGTCTAGTCATCTATGCGAAATCCTGTTGCTTGCTCGTGTTCAGTCGCTTTGCGCAGCTCATGCGCTGGCACTACGAAAATATGCTTCTTGCCCCAGAGCGCCGATGCTGAGTAAATCCGTGCTTCGCCTGTGGTGGTATAGTCTTTGATCTTGCAAACGTCATTCATGCTCGGGTGGCAAACGATGTCACAGTCGATCTTGAATGCTGATTCAGTCATGTGTTGATCCAGTGATGATTTAAGTCGCTTGCGTTTCGGCGCTTCTGTTCGCCACAGTTTTCGCAATCCAAGGCTTGTGATTTTGCGTTCAACACGAATCCGAGTGGTGCCAAGTGTTTCTGCGATACGTTTTGCGCCGTATCCGTCAAGATACATTTGCTTGAGTATTTTGACTTCTTGTGTGTACCAGTCAGCCATTCGATACCCTCACGTTGCTGTCTACGCCGTTGGTTTTGACGCTGTTTAATTTTTCGGTTCATTTCGTAGTTCTCGCATCAGTCCAGTTGCATTCGATCACTGACAGTCCACCATCTTGAAATCGTGACCACAGGCGGTCGCCGAGGTCGCTCTTGATCTCATTCAGGCTCATGTTTGAAATCAACATCGTCGGTTTCAAAGCGTCATAGCGTGCGTACAACACTTTGTGCACGCATTCGAGGATGTACGGACTTTTTGCGCTGCGGTCATGCAAGCCGTATTCATCAATGATCAACACATCGAGATCTGTGTAACGTAGGATTGCAGACTTTTCAGTGTCGTCCTTTCGGCTGTATGCGCTTGAGATATCATTCGCTAGATGCTCACTGGTGACGTAGCGCACGAACATCCCACTGTCGAGTAAGTTATGCGCTGTGGCGCACGCTAGATGCGTTTTGCCTGTACCAGTGCTTCCGACCATCACCAAGTTTTGTTTGCCACCGTCACGCAGATGCTTGATGTAAGCTGTGGCGCTCGCTTTTGCAGTCGCACGCCCTTGCGTATCCGCGATGTAGTTTTTCAATCCGCTTTGTGCATGACGTGCAGGGATTTGCGCACCGTGGAAATGTTTTTCACGAATCGACGCATGAGCATTTTTTCTATGAGATGCCTGTGCTTTTTCGAGTTCGCAATGGGTGCAGATCACTCGACCAGTACCAAACGAGATCACTTTTTGCGAGTTGTGCACTTGGCAAAATTCATCTGCGGGCTGTGCGAACGCTTGCGGTTTAATTTGCGCTAAAGTTTTCATCAGATGTAATCCTCCGCTTCTGCTTCGGTCACGATTGGTAGCTCAGCTCGGTTGTAATTCACAGGCTCTTGTGGCTGTTGCCATGCCGTGTTCACGTTGCGGTGGTCAGGCGTTGGCTTTGATCGTGATTCGTAAAAATCTCGATTTTTGTAGGTCGCATTCTTGACCCAGCTCACAAACTTTCCGAACAGCGCACGCTCTTTCAAAACACCGCTTTTCAGTCGATCGGCGTAGTAACTCAAGAACTCAGGTTTGATCGAATCGAACATTTCCTGCGTCATCGCACGTTCACCAGATTGCTGTAACCAAGAATTCACGGTGTGTAAATCTGGATTCCAAAGGTTCAGGATTTCATCGAGTGAATTTTCTGAATCCGAGTTTTCAGTGTTTGAATTCTCGTTTTGATTTTCTGCGCTCGTTTTTTGCTCGTGCGTGTTTGTGTGTGGATTTTCAGAATCAGGATTCAGGTTAAAGGATTCAGGATTCAGGATTCAGTGAATCAGGATTCAGGGCGTTTCTATCTGAGTTAGAAACAGTTATGAAACTGTTTCTAACTTGTTCTTGACTTGTGTTTGTATTGTTTTCTGCGCTCGTATTTGACGGTGCAAAACCGTTTTCGCCTTTTAAATCAGTGCTATTCCCTGCAAATTGCCCTGTTTTATTGTAAAAATCTTCGACTTGATCTTGTTGAAGATAAATCGGTTTACCCACAGTCGTTTTGTTTTTTGGGTTGCGATTGTAGACAGTGTAAATGCCGTTTTCGTCAGGAAGCTCGCTATCTTTCTCCAATCCATGCGGTGATTGATGCTTTGAAAAGTTAGTTATTTGGATAACATCCGTTTCATTGATGTTATATAACTTGATAAAACCGAGCTTATGAATGTTAGATAACAGTTCCGAAACGTTTATTTCATCCGCAGGGAATAATGACATTTTGATTTTTTTAGGTCGATTTTCTAAGCGACCCTCACGATCCGCCAAAGTCCACAAGCCGATGAATAACAAACGAGCTTCGCAAGATAGCTCTACAATGTCCTCATTCTGAAAAAATGAGGGCTTAATATTTCTTGCTCTAGCCATTACGCACCTCCCTGTTGGTCTTTAATGACTGACCAGCAGAACGCTATTGCAGTTGCACAGAACCAAAACCAATTTAAAAGAATTAAATTGTTTGAAAAAATGATCGACGCAGTAACGTACTGCACTGCCAAAAATTGAGTTCGATTCATGATTCACCTCGACTTTCAACAACACTCGAACACGCAACACACTTCTTGCGCACGGTACAAAATCGAGTTTCACCGTGCACAGGACAGCCAAAAAAGAACGTGCTTTTGTTGCGCTTTTTAGCCTCTTTGGCAACGACGTCTTTAGATCGCCCTCGCCTGTACACTTCGCCTGTATTGCTGAGTATTGTTGGCTTGTTTCCCTTTGCTTCCCACTCTTTTACTTCTTGCGCTATCGTGTAATTCTCAGGCTTGACTGGTGAGAACGTCTGAATCTGATATTGATGCGCTTGTGACGCTATACGACAGTCAGTCATGTGACCCTCCTCGCAAGGCATTAACAGTCGAAAGCAGATATGACTTACAGAGCGTTTCGTCATCTACAGAATTAAGCGCAACATGCAGATAGTTCTCAGCCTCATCAACAGCATCCAGAGCATGGCTAAGCCGTTCTTGTAGAACATCAATCCGCTTTTGCTGAACTTGCCACGATGCTAGCCATGAGCTCCATTGCTTTTTCATAGTTTCTGATAGGTATCGCTCCCCTGAGATTCTTTCAAACTCGTCATATCTAGCCTTTAGCTCCTCATAAGAAACTTGACACATTTTCGCTTGGTATTTTCCAAACGCTTCTCTAGCTTCAGTCATTGATCACCTCGCACAACACGAAACTCTATGACCCAAACCCACGGATTTTCAGCCCAAGAATCAGCGCCGTTAATTGATTCCCATAACTGCATAAATTTAGGTTTTTTGCAGTCACGTAAAAATGCCGAACCAACACCCTCTTTTACACAGTCAGATTCAGAAACATCATTCAGACGCTCAACTTGAATATTCGTGATTTCTAACAAAATGCGTGAAGCCCAACGTGGCATGTGGATAGATGGTTTCCATTTTCCATCTACCTTTGTTTCTGATGCTGCATAATAAATATGTGCATCCTTCACATCCCAAACTGGATTACCATCTTTATCGCAAATGTGATCATCTTCATTCCATGCATAACAGAATGTTTCACGCACCCAAAGACGATCGCCTATTTTTCCAAATGGACTTTTACATTTAAAAAATGACGAACAATGCGGAATGTCATCCTTTAAAATTTCATGAAAAGAAACTTCGGTTACCTTGTGTTCAACTTGATAAAGCGGGACAACTCTATTTTTCTTAACTGGCGGTTGAGCCTTTAATACACGACGAGTCTGTGTCTTTCGACCTTTCAAAATCGCTTGAACCATTTCTGTTTTGAATAAAATCGGGCGCTCTTTCATTGCTCACCCCCAAAATGCTTATGCGCTTCTTCTTTCAACGCAACAGCGCTTTCACGAGCTTGGTCACGTGACTTGAGTGCTGAGTCCATTAGCTCTGAAAGTCTCGTCTCTTTCACAAGATAATGACAGCACTGCTCATCCGTAAAATTCGGACACTTGTTTTTGCACGGATGTTGTTCTAAAATATCGTTATTCATTTGTTCACCATTTGAATCCAAAGCCTGACCTCAACCGTCAGGCTTTATTTGTTTGTAGGGATGAAGAAAATTGCTTGCATTGCGCTTCGAGTGAGTTGCGCAGTTGATGCAAGTTTGTTTCGACTTGATCCAGCACAGTCACCAACAAATCAAGCTCATTCGGTGTAATCCGCCCATCTGCCAGCGCATCGTGAACGCCCTGATTGATTTGACCGTTACCGATATTGATCTGTAGCAATGACTCAAGCACGCTCACCTGACGCTCAGATTCACCACACTTTGGCGCTGGTAAACACATAAAGCCGATGTCGTGTGCCATCACTTTGATCACCGCAGGGTTGCCAGTGAGTTTTGTAACCTGTTCCAGCCATGCGAGGCTTGGTACGTGGCTTTCCATGTTCTTGTTTGCGTAGTTCAGCACGGTGTTGTTGTGCGTGCCCGTGTAGTTTGCAATTTCTTCTGTCGACACGTCTGATTCACGTATCAACTTGTGCAATGCAATCTGTAATTCTCTTGATACTGCCATGTGATTTTTTCCTCAAATTTCACGTTTACGTGAGGCGTTGTACATTTGATACTTTGCTCATGGGTGCTCCTAAGCGTGTGCGGAATCTCGTTTCGAAGTAAATCCGAAATGCTCCAGTACATCGTCATCTGTAACCATGCCATCACTTTCACGTGACAATGCCTCTCGTAGTTTTTTACGAGGCTCTTTGTAGGCGTAAAAAAGATGGACCATTAAATAGTTAGGCGTAGTGCCAACTCGTTGCGCATACGCCTGAATTTGGTCTTCAGATAGGCTTTGTAGATATTCTTTAAATTTCATAAGAAATCCTCCATGCCTAATATTACCTTTTTGGTAATGTAAAAACAACCTTTTTTATTGTTTACCTTTTTGGTAAGTTTGGGGAGAATGTTTGCTATGGACAATAAGACTATTCGATATACGAATGTCCGCTATCTAGTTGATTTAATAGGCGGAGTTTCAAACTTTGCTCAAAGGCTAGACAAAGGACAATCACAGACAAGCCAATTTGCTGGAACTAATCCTATTAAGGGGATTGGTAATAAAATTGCTCGTGAAATAGAAGATGCTTTTAGCAAGCCTCATGGTTGGCTCGATGTGGCGCACCCTGAATTATGGGGTGTCCAGTCGAACATTGAGCAAGACACATCATCACGTAGTCCATCACTTAGCCATTTGGTGCAGAAGCTCGACCTATTAGAACAAAGCCAAAGCCTAACCAAAGAAGAAATAGACCTAATCAATCAAACGGTTGATGTTTTGAGTAAAAGTAAGAAAGTCAATAGAACAATTGATCTACAAGAAGCTGAACGTGCCAATCGTGCCATTTTTGATGAGGAAGCCACCACAAATGATCGTACAGAAGATCAAAAATGATCGGTTTTATAGTTTTATTGATTGGGTAAATCCAAAGTACCAAAACCTTAACCCTGTCTTTGTCGCCACCTATAATTTGCCAAATGTCGGCTTGGTGACGGCATATAGTAAAATTTATCAATTAAGCGCCGATAAGCGCAGTTTGATTAATGAGATTGTTGGCTATCTCTTTGCTAGTGCTTTAGGCATTCCACAGCCTGAATACGCTTTTCTCGCCGAGATTCCAACTACACATTTAAGAGATGTGGCAGTCAAGTACCCTCAATTTGCATGGCTTACGAAACTAAACTATTACCCTGCATTCTGTACTTCCCGACTGGATGGGGAAACAGCAGGCATCTTTCTTGGTGATGTGATACATACACAAGCCAAAGTGCAGACTGAGTTAAATAAATGGAAAGCTCTCCCTAATGCTGTAACGCTTGATGAGAATATTGCACATACCGACCGTCATTTAAATAACCTAATCCGAATCCGACACAACGAGTACGCCACAATTGACAATGGGCGTTTGATCTGCGATATAAGTGATGACTGGCAATGCACTATGCTTGCACCCAAGAAGCATTACACAAACAAGCTCTCTCAGATGGCTTGCAATCATTCCCCGAGTAATGATCAAGTCAGCACAATGCTTTCAATTTCAGAAAAACACCAAAATGCTTTTGAACAAATTCAGGACGAATTGATATACTGGGCTGGTCAACTTATCCCAAATAATACAGATAGGTCGCATTTTTTATCTTTTATTCAAGACCGTACAGGGCTAACAAAATGGCTAATAGAACAACGCTACCATCGACTGATATAGCATTTAATCTATTTGATGATGCTAGTCATTCTGATGTGCCAAAAATCACAGGACAGTGGTTTTCAATAAAAATTACTCCCGATCTTGTTGCAGATGATTCCTTTAATATTGGTGTGGTATTTATTGGCAATCACGATCAGAAACTACGTTACAAGCTCATCCCATCAGCTAAGCCTTTTCAGTGTTTATACGGCTTTGATGGATTAGACAATTTTAATTTTTTACTACAATCCACTCGTGAGCTTTTAGACAGTGGCGTGTTTGGCGAATCTGTATCACCGCATATTTCTTATTCGCAGCCGTCCCATTCATCAGGCATTACGGTTGATGAAATCCTCACATCACTATACAACACCAAAGTCCGATTACAGTGCGATGGCGACAGCATTAAGGATGAGGAGTTTAACTCATCATATTCTAGCGACCAGTTGCGCCGTAATTTTTTTGGCAAACTTAAAAAAGAAATGCCATCAGTTTATGAAAGAATCTACCATCAAGATCCGATTAAGCTGATTGACCCAGCAACCAATAATGAAATCAAGGTATCTTTGCCGATATGGAGCGAGCAACTTAATTTGCATAATGACAGCCCAGTGACGTTTGCTAACGTCATTTCAGCCCACTACAAGAGCGAAGTGCATCGTGGTTATAGCTTGGAGAAAAACGGCTGTACGCAAGTGCGCAATGCGTGTGAAATCAAGGGCAAGAAAGCCAAAGCGGGTATATTTATTTATCGCCCTAGCGTCAGCTCTATCGGCTTTAGCTCAGACATTATTGAGCAAGTGGATAATGACATTGAGCAAGTTTTACATTCCATTCTATTGATGAAAAAGAACGGCTACGACATTCAAGTCAAAGTCGAAGCTGATAAAAACAAACTCTACGAACACATGAAAGACTTCATCTAACCAACACCACCACAAACCACCTGTGAATCACTTTGCAAGTGGTTTTTTTATTGCCTTTAAAATCATAAATATAACCAAAAGGGTAAAAATAAATTACCTTTTTTCTAATTTTATCTTGCAATAAATTACCTTTTTGGTAATATCAACCTCATCAAGATAGCGACCAAGCTGGAACATACTCATGATGAAACGATTTAACAAAAAAGACGGCTACGGCATTGGTAATACAGCCAAACCCGCCGTAAACCACTTTCACTACACCACACCAACGCACGTGCGCTCACGTCAAAAACGCATCAAACACAATATGCTCTATGCAATCGAGCTGATGCTGTACGTCTTTGTTGCATGGGTCATGCTGTGCGGTATCGGCGCAGTGATGGGGCTGTAACATGGACAGTGGCATCAAAATGAAAACAGAGCACCAAGAACACATGTTCACGCTTCACTGTGAAAAAGTCGACGTAGCGCTCAGCAATGAACCTTTAGGTATGACCGTGCGCCAACTTGCCTGCAAATGTCGATTGAGCCTACGCACGATCTCAGATGCATTATTTGCGATTGGCGCTGTCTATGACGGTCAACGCTTCCACATTGATATGAATCGCAAACGTGCGGTGAATTGTTTTTAATTTTTAGAGGAACAACGATGAACGATCAATCCACCCATATCCAAATATTTGTGCCGTTGGCATTTTTAAAATCCGCTGTGATGTGCGCAGGTGATTTCGATTTGGATAACACCCAGCCATTTCGTAATGAACACGTGCATTTTCGTGACGGTCACATTGTAGCAACCAATGAGCATATGATGTTCTATGCGCCGATCAAGGGCTTGGCTACGGATGTGAAATTTAGCATTCCCAAGATTGACGTAAAACAGTTTATCGAGCGTGCGGAACGTCAAAATCTTAGCGCTCACAAGATGATTAGCATTCACTACAACGATGCTGTTAAAAATGGATTTTTAGAAGTCAAAAAGCATCTTCATTGTGAAGTGCATTTCCATGACCATCTGCAACTCGATAAATTTAACTGGCAAAATCCTGTCGAGCTATCAAACCAAGTTGTAGACAACGACTACCCGCATTTCCAAGCGAAATACATTCAAGTCATCGAAGATATTTCAAAACTTTTCGGCACGTTCTGCTCATCTGAAATCACCCCGACTGGCGCACGCAATCCAGCAAAAGTGGACTTTCTGTACAGCGAAATGGAATCACCCGCATACGTTCTGATCATGCCACGCCTGCATCATTCTGACAGCAATAAATACTGCGTAGAAGTGTACGAGAGTCCTGACGACACTGAGCCAACCGAGTGCGATCCAGCCGAATCTTTACATCATGCGATCAATGCAGTGATACGCATGCGTAAAGATGTCAAAGCAAACCTCACGTTGACTGCTGATCATGCGAGCACCTGCATCCAAGTCGCACGCTGGACGGGTGACGCAGAAAGCCATCATCGAGATATGTTCTATAACGATGCGTGGTTCGCCGAGCCACTTCGAGATTACAAGTCGCTCGAAGGTATCCGTGAGTTTATCGAAAAAACTGGCGATATTGTCGGCTGTATTGGCGCTGACGGAGCAACGACTATCGCACGCACGGTTGAAGAAGCCGAGTTGTTCTTTGCTGAGCATGGAGAAGCTGGCGTGACTTCTTAAAAGCCCATGCTATCTAAGCCGTGTAGTAATTGCGAAAGTGGCGACATGTACCACACGCCCACCTTTGCAGAGGTGTAAGCACAGAGTAGCAATGTAGTGTAACGGTTAGCCATGACATTATCGGGATAGCCCACCGTGGCGGTAAGGGTAATTAATTTTTTAGGAGATAGTTATGGGTATTGGATTTGTTGCATTTCTCGCTTTTGCATTTATTGGATTTTTCATTGCAGGCGTGTGGGTGGGTATTGATTTTTATCAAGCTAAGCTACGTGCCAAAGTAAAGAAAGATGCTTTGATTGAAGTTAATAATAAATTTTATCGGCTTGTTAAATTCGACTAATTTTTAAGGTGAAAGATGGATATTAAAGAACTGGTACAAGCAAGCCCATGCAAAAAGCGAATCTTATGGAACCGATATTAAGTCTTTTTACGGCTGGTGGCGCACCGAAGATGAAATCAAACAAGTAGTTGAAGCATTGCGCCAAGTATTCGGCAAGGAGATTGAAAATGATTGATATTGAAAAAGAGCGTGAACGCACTGGGTATAGCGGAAAACCACAGCAATGGCAGTTCGGCTTTGATCTAGCAATGTCTATCGCTCAGAAAGCCGAATCCGAAAAATGCGTTTGGCGTGAGACTGAGGATGGGATTTGGGGCACAGAATGCGGTCGAGATTATGTTTTCGATTCGTATGCAGCCCAAAAGCCGTCCGACAGCGGACAATACTGCTCGAATTGCGGTAAGAAAATCGAAGATGTACCTTTTGAGGATATTGAACATGAATAGCATAATCAATGGAAAACAGGCGTTAATTGCGCTGGCGAATGGTGAAGAAGTTCAATGGGCAACTGGTAATGATTTTCAAGACATTACAGACGAGTGGCAAGTCCGAGAGTTCTTACACCCTTCATTTAAGTTCCGCCTAAAACCAAAAATGATCTCAATCAATGGAATTGAAGTGCCTGCACCATTTAAGCCGAAAGTAGGTGATTGTGTTTGGAGCATATCGGATGATCCTAGTTGGGGATACTGCTCGTACAATTGGCTGGAAGGTTATTCTGTTGTTATTGGCGTATGGCGTACAGAACAGGAAGTAAAGCAGGTAGTTGAAGCATTGCGTCAAGTATTCGCTAAGAAAGTTGAAGAAGTGGGTTTTGAGGAGTGTGTAGATGAGTAAATTTAATTCGATAAAAATAAAGCTCTATTTAGGTATCGGCTTCCCTGGTGCGGTTCATGAAGAAGATGTTTTTCTTCACGAATACATAAGCGAAAGCGAATGGAACAAATTAAACGCAACTGAAAAAGAAGAGTTTCTACATGAAGAAATCTTTCGGGAATGGGTAAGTGGTTATCTCGATCAATCAGTTAGCATTTACGATGAGGAGGCAGAGTGATGGGCGCAATGCAAAAGATAGTTCGAGTAAGTAAACTTGATCAAATGACAGAAGCGCAAAAAGAAGCTGAACGTGAACGCTTTGAGGAACTTCCAGATGATGCGCTGGTTTCTCAAGAGATGACAGCAATTGTGATTGAGCGTTCACTGTCATTTTTGCAGAAAAAACGCTGTGAAGGTGGCGGCATCCCTTTTTACAAGGAAGAAGGCACACGCACGATCCTGTACCAAAAATCAGACATTCTTGCGTATCTCAAAGTAAAATTTAAGCGAATGATGCACACCGCTTAGTGCATCATTTCTTTTTCATCTCATCAACCAGATGCGCACGTTTATCAGCAAAAATAACTTGCTCGATCTCGTTCATCGCTTGACGTATCTTTTTATCACTCACTTGAATGTATCCTGCCGTCACATCCCTGTCGTCGTCTTCACGATGGTTCAACAGCCGTTTGATCGTATAGCGCCCATAGTCCAATCCCTCGGCTATTGATGCGAATGTCCTGCGCAAATCATGAAACGTAAACTGCACATCACAATCCGCATTAATCTTATCTCGCACTTTTGCAATATTAGAAATATGACCCGTCGCTGATTTTTTTGACGGAAATACCCAATTCCCATCGACATATCTGCGCCGTTTCTTCATCAATTGCCACAAAAAGTCGCCCATCGGCAAAGTATGCGGATCGCCATTTTTGGGATCAACTGAAGTAATAAAGCCATATTTCAAATCAATCGCATCCCAAGCAATCGATGCGCATTCTTCACTACGAAAACCCGTCAAAACCAAAGTTAATAAAAAATCTTTGTTGGTTTCGAGCTGCTGCCCTCGCCCCTGAAAATTTAAAACGGAATTTACCCAAGTCGGCAACTTATCCTCATTGATGTAAGTTTTTCGGCGTTTGATCTTATTCCATTGTCGTTTTGCTGTGAGCGTACTCACTGGATTAGATGTCGGCAAAATGGGGTGTTCGTTGTCATCAAGATAATGTTCAATCGAAAAGTTATAGATCGCACGAAATACACGCATCGCCATATTCGCTTGCGCTTTGCTATTCGCAGATAGCGATTGGTGCCGATCCTGAATCATTTTTCGAGTGATGTTTTTGAGCTTTATTTCTCGCCAATCTTTGAGATAGTTATTGATAACAGATTCGTAGTCGCTTCGTGTTCGTTCTGCCAGCTCACGCTCAACGCAATAGATCGCATACGCATCAAGTAGCGTTGGCTGTGACGCATCTAACTCATCATCACCAAGCGCACGCAGTCGATCATTTTTTTTAACTTCTGTGGGATTGATACCCCTGCTCATATCGAGCAACATTTCCTGCGCTTTCGCACGAGCCTGCGCTAATGTGAGCTGACCGTGAATGCCGACTGTCGCACGCACGTTCTTTCCATGAACTCGCTTTTCAACAACATATGTTTTGTACGTTGTATTGATGCGCACAGCAAAGCCGATCAAGTCCACGTCACGATAAATCGCTGGCGTTAATTCGAGTTGATCAATAAATGACTTTGTTAGCTTTACTCTACCTGCGCTCAT